AAGGGATTCCGCTCGTCAAAGTTGCTGAAGTAGACGCCGGCCAGGACCGTCCAGTCCCCCTCGCGCCAGGCCCGGTACAACGTCTCGTCGCCAACCATGGCGAGTCTGGCGTCATACATCGGGTCGTTGTCCATCAGGATCTTGTTGTCTTCCAGCTTCGCCGGGATGAAGACCGAGGAGACCCAGACGTTCGGAGCGAGCTTCGGCTGAGGCTGCCAGTTTCTGATGTTCCACGCCCCGTGGCGGATGTACCGCTCAAAAATGTGTCCATGGCCCGGCCCGCCAGGATTTGCTGACATTCTCCGGTAGACCGGGATGCCTTCCGCGCTCCGAAGCGCCCCGAAGAGCTTGTCCAAGGGAGCCATGCTGGGGAAGTTTCCGGCCTCGTCAACGGCAATGTAGGTATTTCGGTTGATTATTCCGCCCCGAGTTATATAGTGGTTGACATCGCGGACATTTATGTCCGCAACGAAACGGAGGCCAACGTATGCCATCGAGATCGAACCGCGAACGAGGTCTACCTGTAGACCTCGAACCTCGCCGGTATAAAAGTGCGTCCACGATGAAGGGCCCGGCTGGATACGTTCTTGAATCGTGCCAGTCCCATCCGCGCGCAAGCCGGCGTGGGTTTGTCCTCCAGCATCGACTCGTAATGGAGGAGCATCTCCATAGGTTCCTGACTGAAGAGGAGGTCGTCCATCACCTGAACCATGACCGTGCCGACAACCAACTGGAGAACCTCCAACTGATGCTCCTCGGCGAGCATCAGAGACACCACGGGAAGACCCGGCCACGAAAGTGGAATGATCCAGAGACGATCGAGACAGTTCGTCTTGCCGCTGAGGACCCGAGTATTTCAATCGCATCACTTGGGTTGAGTCCGATAACGGTGGCGAGCATTTGTCGTCGCCATCAAATCCGGTGGATACCCAGGAATCTTTCTCTGGAAGTAGTGGCCCTGACCGAAGAGAAGGTTCGTGAAGCACTACAGGGGCGGACCACCCTAGAGGCAGCCCTTTTTCTCGGGGTAAATCACAACACGCTCCGGAACAAGTACCCGTGGCTTCTAACCAAGAGATCCAGCCCGGATGTTCTTGCCGAGAAACGTGAACTTGTCCTCCAGCTTCTTGGGAACCACTCCCGGACGGTTCAAAGCATCGCTGAGGAATTGGGGTGTCACGAGGAGACGGTTCGCCAGAGTGTTCGACGCTGGATAAAACGTGGTGCCATACCGGCTGAACTTGGCGAGCGACTTCGCCGACCCCCGGGACCGAAACTCGGATCTCGATACAAGGAGCGGCGTACGGATCAATAGTAGCGTCGACTGGCTTCGGCCCCTCAAGGGTCTCAACCATATCCCCGGTTTTGATAGCTTCGATCGGCTTCCACGAACCGTCCGCCATCAGAACCGGGGTTCCTACTTCGACACAGTAGGCATGGCCTTGGTAGCGTTCGGCGTCCTTGTCGTCCTCTATGTATGTCAGGCGCACCGTGGCCCCGTTCGGCGCCGTCCACGTCTCCTTGGACTCAGCCCACGTCCACTCCAGCTTCCGGTAGATGTCCTGCGCGTAACGATGGATCTCCGACATCTCGGTCAGTGTCCGGCGCAGGAAGAGCCCTCGAAAGGCCTCCCCGTACTGCCCAGCCTTGATGGCCATGTCACCAAGGAGAAATTGAGTTTTCCCGCCCCCGCGTGCTCCACCGTATAAAAGATCAACAACTTCGCAATTTACGGCAGCAGTTTGCGGGCCTGGTTGTGGTTCCCAAGCGATCAGAGTGCTACTTTTGCTCACGTTTCGGGTCTTTCTTGATCCCCTGGGACTCCAGGATCTTCTCCCAACGCTCACGTTGACTCAGGCCCTCGTCCTCGATCGCCGGGAGTGGGACCGCTATCACATAGGCCTGAGTCTTCTTCTCCTCGGGCTTTCGGATGACCGGCCCCTCGGTGCGGTCCATAAGTTCCTTGATGCTTGCCGTACCAGATGAGCCATCGGACAGGGCCCGGAGAACTAGCTTCGCAGCGAGTTCATCCGCGATCGTGTAGTCCTTGCCCACTAACTTGTGGTGCGCTTCGAGGAACTGCTCCTCGGTCTGCCCGGGTGTCCGCCGGACCCTTACCACAAGTTTCATTGCTTCGGTGATCGGATTCGTTGTTTCTTCTTTCGCCACGTCCTTATTATCTCCCTCCGAAAAAGAGCACCGAGTATCACTTTTTTGTTGACGAAACGATGATGGCGGCGGTAGCGTCCCTTCCGCCGGGGTTTCCGGCGAGAAGGAGAAGGAGAGATGCAGCACCCGCCAAACGGGAACATCAACCCGTACGAGATCAAGCTCATCAAGGAGATGTTCGAGCGAGGTATCCAACGAAAGGTCATCGCCGAACGGATCGGTCGAGCCTACTCGACCGTCTGCTACTACCTGAACGGCAGGGGCTCCCCCTGGCCCCCGGAGAAGGTCGAAGAACTCACCGAGGCGCTGAAAGCCAACGGGAAGAAGTGGCAGAAGGTGGGAAAGCTAATTGGCCGGACGCCGGAAGCCGTCAAGAACTACTACCTCCGACACTTGGCGGCCTTCCTTGACCTGCCTACCAAACAAATCTACCGGGAAAAGAAGAAGCCGGGCCCGAAGGGTGAGCTTCTCGGACCCTCGAAGCCGCCTCGGCCAAAACGCAGAAAGAGAACCAAGGTGACCGCGATGCTCCCCAAGTTCGCGGCCCACGCAGCCGGAGTCATCGACCCATGGGACGAGGACGCACCGATCGGAGGGCGCCATGACTGACCTCTACACCTCCTACGAAACCTCGATCGCACTCCGAGACGCGGGGGCACCGCAGGAGTTGCGCCTACGCAAGGACGCGGGGCAGACACGCCTTGCCCACTCTGTTGCGACAGGGGCGGTGACGATTAGCGGGTGCGTCCCTAGTTTTTCGGGTGTTACGGACGGTGCGTATTGGGCGGATACACCCGCGCGCCCGGGATGGAGACTCCGGAGTGACACGGTCGAAATCGACCGCTATACCAGCCCAGAGTGGTTCGTCCGCGCCTTCCGCGCCGACGAGATCATCGAAGCGCTGGGAGACCGGCTCTCGTCCATCCTGCAACCGTCACCCGGTACGTGGAAGGTGACCGCCTTCAACCCAAACGACTTCCACCGATCGAGAGCGACCTCTCTCGTCGAAGCCCTCGCAGCAGCGTATCTACACGTTCTCCGGGAAGGACAATGAACCGGCCCGGTGCTACAATTAGAGCGACCCCCGAAAGTGCTGGTAACACTCCACGGGGGCCTAACCACAGGCACGCCGTTGGAGGGCACGCCATGGCTGATTCCCATCCTACCGCAGAAATCGTCCTACTTTCAGGTGACATCTCTGTCCTCGATACGGAGGACGCCCGCCGACTATCGGCCTGGCAGTGGTCGCTTCACGATGGCTACGCCGCTCGGCGACACGTTGTGGGTGGAAAACTCGTGCGCGTCTTCATGCACAGGGCGATCATGGATGTCCCTGTCGGCATGGAGGTGGACCACATCAACAGAAACCGGCTAGACAACCGGAGGGAGAACCTACGGATCGTCGCCGGGTGGTTCAATGCACAGAACTGCCGCCCGGGTGTCAGTGGTGTTCGTGGGGTCACGTTTCATCGCCAGACCGGAAAATGGAATGCGCGAATTCGCGTTAACGGCCGAGCCATCAGTCTAGGGCTTTTTGAGAGTATTCCGGAGGCGGCGTCCGCAGGGCTCTACGCAGAGAAAATCTATGGGCGCGAAGGTGACCGACTTCCATATGACGTCACGCCAATTGGCATACGGAGCAGGGCAAATAATAAGTACGGAATGATCGGCGTGTCGTTCAACAGAAATCGAGGGAGGTGGGAGGCGTGGGTAACGGTGGGCAAGAAGAAGGTCCACCTCGGAATGTTCGACACAATTGAAGCGGCAGCAGCGGCACGTTTGAATGCGGAGAACGAGAAGCCCTGGCTCGCCGTTCTGCAGGAGCCGAAATGACCGGCCCGTCCCAAGTCACGTGGTGCCCGCTTTGCCGCCGTGGCGAGTACTGCTCGGACAACGAACGGCTGATGAAGCAGAACGCCGAGATCAACGCGGAACTACTCGCGGCGCTGAAGGAACTGACCGACGCGCACGCCGAGATGACCGCAGCCGTGGGAGAGGGCAGCACGGTCCCGTTCGTCCCGGTACTCAAGAGACACGTTGCCGCGTGGGAAGCCGCCCGCGCTGCCATCAAACGAGCGGAGGAGAAATGACTCGCCAAGACATCGCACTCGTTGGCGTCGAGATACGCCGCTTTCAGGAACGTGTCCGTGAACTCGATACCGCCATCAAGGAGAGCAAGCGTGACGAGCTGTACCACCACCCACGCCACACAGGCGCCATCCGTCGCGCCTCGCTGGATCTCACTCGCGCGCTGGCGGACATGAGGAGGAGCAAATGAGCGTGATCCCACTGGCTGCCATGCTCGTCCATCACTGCGTTGACGAAGATGGGATGGTCTGTATCGAGATGCACGCGCCGACCATCCGCGAGATGGCGATCGCAGCCAAGGACGAGCACGATTCTCTCCGCGCCCGCATCGCCGAGCTGGAGGGCTCGATCGTCGCTCTCGAAGAAGAGCACTCGGACCTTATCGGCAAACACAACGAAACGATCGCCGAGCGGGACCTCCTCGCGGCGCTCGTTGCCCTAGTCAAAGTAATCGACCGCGCCGATGACCGGGAGTGCCCGGCTGCGGCGCTGGAGATGGCCCGCGCTGCCATCCAGAAAGCGGAGGGGAAATGAGAGAGAGATGCGCCGTCTGTGGCGAGTCAGCCGACCCGCGCTGGTACGTCGCGCGTCCAGCCTGTGACGGACATGGCGAGGCGTTCCCGGAGGAGATCTTGTCCCTCCGCGCCCGCATCGCCGAGCTGGAGGCCGAGCGCGACCGCTACCTTGCCGCGATCGTGGAGGCGGTGGCTGCCGCTGGTAACCGCTGGTCCGAGTGGGGCGACAGGGCCGTCTCCGTCGCAGAGATCCTCGACGCTGCACTCTACCCAGCCCTCCGCCGCATCGCCGAGGAGAAGCCATGAAAACCGGCGAGATGGACTGCTGCTCCATGCACGATCCAACCGGCCGACGTGGCATCTGGTTCCGTAGATTCGATGTCATCGGCGACGGGAGTTGCCCAGCCATCGCGATCAACGCAGGTCGGGAAGGAGACGATGTCTCTGTCCTGCTCTCCGCTGGGCAAACGCTCACCGCAAGGGACATCCACGACCTGGACGCCGCCCTTGCAGTGGGTCGTTGGATGCTCGAAGAGACAAGGGAACACGCTCCCTTGGCCACCGTCCTGACCAACGTTAACGCGGAAATGGAGCGCCAAAAACGCATCCACCCACTTCGCCCCCATCACCCGTTCCACTGGAACATCGTTCTCATGGAGGAGGTGCTGGAGGCCCTCCTTGAGGTGGCCCATATCGTCCAAGGTGACCCCTGCGAAATCGACGACACAAAGCTCAGAACCGAACTGATCCAGGTAGCAGCAGTCGCCGCCTCCTGGGCAGAAACCCTGGAGGAGAAAGAATGAGGAAATCAGTGAAGAAACACCTCGGCATCGCCCTCAGTAATGCCCAGCGGGTTCGCCAAGAAGCCCTCCAGAAGGGCCAGATGATCGCGAACGAAGTTCGCAAGAAGACGAACTACGCTGACGCTGCTGAAACCGGGATCAAGATGCGCGACGACATCATCGTCGACCTCGACACCGCCCTGGGAGAACTCATCCTCCAGGTCAACAACATCCTCGCGGAGAACTAGGTGGAAGCCGAACAGAAAACGCACCTGACCGAGGACGTTCTCGGCGAGTTCGGCTTCCGGATCAAATGGAGTTACTTAACCCACTGGACCGACTTCAAGGTGTACCGAATCATCGGGCGCACCGAAGGAGGGGCCCCGCAGTTCCAAGAAGACGGAGCCTCTTCCGGCCCCTCCTTCGTCGAGCACGAGAAGAATGCCGAAATCTACGCTGAGGGCTACATCAAGTGGGACGGTTGCAACGAGATCGACTGGGGGCGCAACCACCTGTGCGGGGCGTACTTCCTCAAGGAACACATCAAGCTCATCCGCTACCTTCACGACCGGGCCATGGAACTGATGGGCTCGAACGAAGACCCTTGGGAGGACGAATGAACGACGAATGGAACGGGCCCAACGGGCAGTCCTGTAAGAACTGCTTCTTCTGGATCGACACGGCGTGCCGGCGCTTTCCACCGGTTCTGATCAACACCTCGGTAACCGTGTATCGCGATCCAGACGGGGACATGCTCCTCGCTGCACGGTTCGAGGCCGAGATCCCCGACACCGCCAGCGATTGCTGGTGTGGCGAGTGGAAAGGACGGGGAGCCAGTGAGTGATACCGAACTCTTCATCCCCGGGATGATCTCCTACTCCGAAATCCCTGGCGGCCCCCTCTGCTGGAACTACCGGGTCGTCAAGGAGGGCGACGAGTTCTCCATCCGACTGGTCGAGTACAAGGACGGCGTGCCCGCCTTTGTTCACTTCCCCGAAGACTCCTACCCGATCAAGTCGACTCCCGAGGAGTTCGCCAAGGACCTCAGGCGGTATGTGGCCGCCCTGAACCAGCCGGTCATCGAGGCCGAGGAATGAAGTACACCGACCCGCTCTCCAAGGACCACGCCCCGGTCAAGATCACCAACTCGGCCCTGAACCAGTATGCCGCCGAGGTCATGGACCGACTCCTTACCGAGAAGCTGCACTACCTCTTGACCGAACGTTTCGACCTCCCCGCCGAGGCCTTCTACCCGAAGGGAATGCCCCGTACCGCACCCCAGGAAACCGCCGACTACAAAACATGGAAAACTTGGGATCGCTTCACCCAGAACTGCTGGGCTCGCGCCCAGGTCGCCGCCGGAGTCACCATCCGCTTCTTCGACCAGTGCGGCACCAAGAAGCCGTCGAGAGAGGCCCTCCTTCGGGCCTTCAACCACGAACTTCAGTATGTCCGCAGGAATCCATGACTCACTTTTTTGTTGACACACCCCACGAAGGGGGAGCAGGATACGCACATGCAACTCACGGAGAGCGAAAATGAAGTCTACGAAACGGCAAAAAGGAACATCCGGGGATGGTGTCCCCCGAAGCAGTTTGGGGCGGCCACCCGGCAAGCGTATGAATCAGGAGGGCCGTCTGTGGATTGCCCTCCCAGCGTGGGTCCGCGAAGGGCTCAAGCAGATCGCCCAGCGAGACGAGCGTTCAGTAACGCGGACGGCAACGGTGATGTTGATCTCAGCCGTGTCCGATAGGTTCACGCGCGACGAGGTCGTCGCCCTCCAGCGCCAGTTCGTTACGCCGGCATCAACGGAGGCCTCCGAATGAGCGCCCGCGTGGTAGGTATTGACCCCGGTTTGTCCGGTGGCCTCGCCCTCATCACCAGCATGGGTGCCTTCGTCGAGACCATGCCCCTCGCGGGCAAGGAGATCGACGCTGCCGAACTCGCCATCATCCTCAAGGGCTGGGAGCCAGACGTGGTCTATGTCGAGAGGGTCCACTCCTTCCCCAAGCAGGGTTCCGTAAGCACGTTCAATTTCGGCATGGGCTACGGCACGGTAAAAACCGCTGCAATCGTCCTCGGCTACCGGCTCGAACTAGTAGCTCCACAGGCCTGGAAAAAAGCTGTCCTCGCTGACACGCTCAAGGACAAGGATGCTGCCATCGACTGGGCCCGCCGGTCGTACCCACTTGTCAGGCTCGTCCAGCCCGGTTGCCGGAAAGCCCACAGTGGCGTAGCTGACGCACTCGCAATTGCCGAATTCGGTCGGCTGAGGGAGGGCAAATGACCTCTCAAGCCAAGAACTCCGAGGAAGGCCTTCGCCGTCGCCGCAAGGACGCCCCAGGTGTCGAGCCGGTCATCCACGAAACCTTCGGTCTCGACCTCACGGAACCCATCGATGTCGAAGTCAGACGTAACGCCCACGGAAACGTCATCAAGACCCCGCTCCCGAAGTGGTGCGAGTGGGAGTTCCCGGTCCCAGGGAAGAGGGGCAAACTTCAAATCATCGACGTGAACGGGGTCGGCCGGCTCTGGAACGCAACGGACCTGAACTCCTGGGGGCAGGAGTACCTGCGCCAAGAGGACAGGCAAAAACCCAAGAGACTGAGCCTGGGCCAGGCAACCCAGCGGTTCTCATCGCTCACCTGGACAAAATGGGTCCTCGGCCTGGCCGACCCGCTCAAGCACATCATCAAGGTCCGTCCGGAAGGGAAAGGTCTTTACCCCTTCGTAACGAATCATGCGGCGATGATCTACTTCGGCTCGGTCATCCGTCGCCTGTTCTTCCGGGACGAGAAGTCCTGGTGCTACCGCAACAAGCTCTGGGTCGATCAGCAAATGGGGCACTTCCGGGTGGCCCGCCACAAAGCCATGATTCAGCGGTTCTACGGTCTCATCGACTCCCTGCCGCCGGAGTGGACCCTGATGGTCAGGACCGGTGCCGTCGATGTCACGGCACAGGTGAGCCCGTACCGGATCGTTCGCCTCTCCGAGAAGTACCGGTACGTCGCGAGCTTGGAGGAACCCAGTGAGTGACTTCGAAGACGAGGTCCTCGCCGACCTCGGACGGTACAGAGAAACCGAGGAAGCGGTAGCACTACGAGCCTGCCTCAACCTCTTCAAGCGGGAGTGCCAGCCGTACGTCGAGGCACTGAACGCGAGTTTCGCCGAATACCAGACCATCTCATCCTTGTTCGTCGGGACCGGCGCTGACAACCTGATCACCACTGGACCGCCCCGGGCCATGCGAATAAGCCTCAAACTGAAACCGAACGGAATCAGAGTTGAAGAATGATCGACCCTGACGACCAAGAAGCCATGGCTCGCCGGTCGAAACGCCGGGCAGCCATGAAAGGTCAAACCTGCCGCTTCTGCGGCAGCAAACTCACAATCAACGGGTACGGCGATGGAGTCTGCTCGCCGTGCTTTCGCAAAAACCAGGCAGAAGACTACGTGCCCCAGTACACCGAACACCCGGACGTTTACACGCTCAAGAAGGAGAAGGAAATGGGAAGCGAAATCGTCAAAACAGGCCAGTTTTCCCTGGCTCCGACGAATTACCAGGAAGCAGAGCGACTAGCCGTCATGCTTTCCAAGAGCGACTTTGTCCCACGCGATTACCAAGGAAAACCAGGGAACATCATGGCTGCGCTCCAAATGGGAGCCGAGCTTGGACTCCCACCGCTTCAGGCCCTTCAGAACATAGCGATCATCGGGGGCCGTCCTAGCGTATTCGGCGACGCCGCCCTGGCCATCGTCACAACCTCGCCGTCGTTCGAAGCCATCGAGGAGACCGACGACGGGACCACCGCAACCTGCACCATCAAGAGGAAGGGCCGCCCGGCCATCACCCGCCGGTTCTCGATGGACGACGCCAAGCGTGCGGGAC